GTAAAAGTGTTGTTTGTGGTGTTGCCCCCACTATTTATATTTTCCATTTTCGCTGGAAGTGTCAAAGAGTTTGTTGTCGGAAACGCAGAAAGACTGTAAATTGTATGGAGCAAAACACCATTGATAAAAAATTTAGCAGACACCGCATTGTAATCTATAACAAGCCTCAGCAAAGAAAGCTCCGGCGAAAAAGTATTCCCCAGATTCCCATTAAAACTTCCCGAAGAGACTATAGTATCAACACCGCCTTTTCTGGAACCTACTCCGAAAATCAAACCATTAACCTGGAAAAAAAATCCATCCTGAGCGTCATAACAACCAATTCGTCTTATATTGTTTGCCTGGGGTTCAGTTGTCAGGCCCGCAACGGCCCTGAATTCATTTGTTGATCCCGGACTTTTTCTTCCCTTCCTGACAGATGTATATGCAGAAGTTGAGTTTGGAGTTATTCCTGTAGCAATTATAATTTGCCCTACCTGTGTTACGGTCCCGCTGCCAGTTACAGCCTCCGACCAGAAATTAATATCTTTTGTAGAGCCTCCGAATCCTGTGCCTGCAAGTAAAACAGGAGTTATTGTTTTCAATGACCCCAGAGGCTCAACGTCAACATGCACCCCTGTTTCTGCATCCTCAATATTTGAACCAACTTTCAATCTTCCCTTTGTGTCCAGTGCTCTCGGTAGCGGTTCGCTAATTGGAGTTAGTGCACATTCTAATCTGAAAGATGTTGTGTCCTCGGTTCCAGTCAAAACAACTCTCATTCTATACGACTGTGCAACTGTTTTTATGCTGCCACCATCTCCACCGTTTATGTAGTAATAATCAAAACTGTCTGATATATCCCAATTAACTCCATCAATTGATTGCTCTACATATACAGTAGCATTTTTATCGGTGTTCAATGTCCAGCGAATACTATTAACCCCGATTGTTGAGGTGGCTGCTCCTGCAAAAGTATAGGAATTTTCACTTGTTAAATTTAGATTATTTGTATTATTTGCATCAACAAATATTGATTGTATGCTTGCAGTTGACAAAAAGTATTCATCGTCCACATATTTATGAACACCGACATTGTGAAAAATGCCTGTATCGAATTCCAGACCAGTGATCAGAGACTTGACAAGTTCAGCATCATCATCACCAATGATCGAATCGCTTATTCTGTGAGAAGAAGGTTTAACATATACTCGTCTAAACATAGTTTGAATATTTACAGAAGTTTGAGCAATTGATCCATTGGTATAAAACATTCTCATGTATCTGGACGCAGGACCAAATGTAAAAGTCTTTGGAACATCTGCAAGAACTTGAAAACTGTCTATGTTTATAATGTCAGTCTGGTTAGGGCTCCATTGAACCACAAGTCCATCAAGTGCACTGTCCTGGTCGGTTAGAATTGAAATTGTCACAACTCCAAAATTGACAGTATCCGCCCATTCTCCTGTGAATGCTTCATCAATAGGCAAATTTGTAATCGTTGAGTTTTCTTCGCTAACATGGCCCTCCAGATTGACCAGAAGTTCATTTGTTAGAGTGGTTGGATTTTGCAGAACATCAGCAACCAGTCCATCTTTCCCAACCAACTTTCTATAAATTTTAGAAAAACTCATTGGACCCTTACCTTCAACTTACTTGATCCAATTCCAGCCTGAACAAGCCGGATTGCAGTGACCGGGTAAAAAACATCTTCTGAGTTAGAACCCACCAGGCCAGCATCCCAATCAATTGCAGTCGGTGTCCCGGTCTTGACCTCACTTATTTTGTCGGTGGTTAGTTGCACTTTGGCGGTGCAAGTTGTTGGAGCTACAGTTACGGAAATATCAAAAATGTCATCAGGTATCAATATCCAGTCGCCATTGCCGGCCCCTGACAAAATCTGCTCATATTCGAAGGCAAATCTTTTGACCCCGCCGTCCTTCACTCTTGCAACATTCATTTCAACATATCCCATAACTATTCCTCTTTTATAATTACTTCCCAATCATCTGATAAAATATCTGTTTGAGACGCTAACCATGGAACTAAATTACCACAAGTTGTGTTCAAGTAAATATAAGGCAATGTCATTTTAGAGTTTTTGTCGGGAATCTGGAGTTCTAAATACATCCCTTTTCCATTCCAACCTTTTCTTGAAACTTGCTTTCCGTTTTTTAAGTGGTCTAGTGCCCATCCAAAATCTGTATCCATTATTATAATTTCCTTATATATAATTTCTTGCCCCTATTATTTTGTTTGGCAGGGGCTACCAACTGGCAATCTCAATTAAATAAAAAAGCAAATTGAAACTTATCTTGTGAACCTGTCAATATCAAGTTCCACAGATTTATCTTTACTTTGTCCTCGTTTTGGTTCAATTTCCAAACCCTTGACTTCTTTTTTTTCAACTTCCGTTTCTTTTTCAACTTTTGGACTTGTTTTAGTATCCATTAATTAACTCCTTTAATAATAATTGTCGATTGTTTTTAAGTTTTAGCTAACAGATGGTTATTAATATTCAAATGATCTCCACCACCTGTAATTGCATCCGCTTCAGAACCTTCCCAATAATTATCTGTAATGATAACATTGTTCCCTTCATTCACGACTTGATTGTCGCAAGTATCTGGTCTGTCAGTCATGTCATCTATGAAGTAATTCCTAAGAATAAAGATGTCACTCCCAGCAACAATATTTATACCATCAGGAGTTCCAACAAATTTACAATCCTCAATCCTGACTCCGACCGGATTAGTAACACCGTTACTTCTTATCCGAATTCCCCAATCCTTACAAGAAGTAGAAAATCTACAATTACTAACATACGGGCCTTCATTACTTGCAATATCAAGTCCTCCAAGAGAACCATCTGCTACATCACGAACAAAACTACAATTTATTAAACTGTTTCCGTTCGTTCCATAATATCCTGAATCTCCATCACTTGCATGTGCTCCATCTTTTACTGAGGCATAAAGTGGATCAGCTGTGAAAAATCCCATGTTCATAACAGTATTGTTTGAGCCTGCGAGTGTCAATGCTGGCCCGCCAGATGGCCCTGCCCAACTTCCTTGAGAAGAGCTTCCGTAAAGAACTATAGAGTCATGACTTCCAGATGCGACTCCGATAATATGAACATCACTTGCGGTTAATGTAAGCGGAACTTCTGAATACCACCCTTCACCTACATAAATTACAGTGTTTCTTCCTTTGTCCGGTTGTCTTGCATCTGTATACGCATCATTTGCCGCATCCACTGCTTCGCCTATTGTCTTAAATGCCTGATCCCAACTTAAACCATTTCCTGAAGCAAGAATATTCCGACTAACATAGAAAACTTTTCCTGGTGGATTATTCAGACCAAGCAACCATTTTAATTTACTGCCAAGTTGCGCATTTTGATTTTCAGGATTTGAATTATTAAGGGCTTCCGCTCCAATTCTTGATAAATAATTACTCATTTGAAATCTCCTTTTTATACATAAAAATAAACCCTTTAGCCAATAAATGTGTTTTTACTTCTTCATCATTTGTGGTTATTACACCTTCGATAATTTCAAGGTAGAAATTCAGTCCCCCGATTCTGACATGATATTTGTCATTTAAATATCTGCTCTTCGGGTTGTCCGGATGAAATAAATAATATTTAATTTCAGGCTTTTTGTTTACAGTTGAGGGCAGAACCTTTTTGATTCTCCCCTCTTCTGATTTTATATTCTTTTCTTTTTCAATTTCAGAATATTGCTGTTGAGTCAAGACCGCCATTTATGAGGTCCTTAATCCTCTATGAATTACGCTTGTCGCCTCAAATGCTGGAGCAAGTGCGAAATAAGACTTGATTAAAAATGGCAAGAAATCATCTGTCTTTGCCAGATCCTCAATTGTCACAAGGCCGTTGAATCTTGATCCACCTTCATTAGTATAAGGCAGTCGGCCAAGTCCCTGTGCTCTGTCAAGATCCCACAAGAAACAATATTCTTCTGGAGCATCGCCACCCGCAAGATCGGCAACAAAAGGAACGTCCGATTGCATGGCTGTAGGAACTTCTGTCCCTGCGGTTGTTGGTGTGCTGAGTAATGTTATTACATTAACAGCCCCGGCAGCATTGGAAGTCACAGTTGTTTCACCAGCATTTATAATGTCGGTGTCTGATTGAGTTAAAGTTCCATTTGTATCATATGTGAAAGCTGGAACTATTCTTGACAATGTTAAAGCACCGGATACAGTCCCTGCGTAAACCTTATATCTATAAGCACCGCTCACCGGTGTAAAGGTCAATACAATAGTGCTTATGGTTCCAGGCGATCCGGTTAACTGACTGATTTCTGCACAGGCTGTTTGCTCGCCGTTAGCAGTAACCGCAGCAACTCTGAAATAATAAGTTGTTGCATCTGGGATTGTTCCACCGGTTGCTCCGGTCGATGGTGTTACGGTTCCCATAGTTGTTTTGGGTCGGCAAGCAGAAGATACAATAATTGGTGTATCTCGATAAGCATTTAATCTCCATCCACCAGGGATGTCAACCTGTGACAGTGATCCGGTCAGGCCCTGATTAAGTCTAACGTTTGTCATAAGTTGAGATACTTTAGACAACATTTGTGGAGACATTACGAAGGCTTTGTAATGATTCACGCCCTGTCGGTCCAAGTTTTCATCAAGCATATTATCAAGGAAAGAAAGTGAGGTAGGGACTGCACCGCCCGCTGCTTCATTTGTTCTATTGGTTGTTATAAAAGTGTCAAGCCCGGATGGCTCATAAGCATTTGATGCCACGTTTCCATACATGCAATAATTCTCCAGATCATAAACATGCTGGAGAATACAAGCCTCGATATTTTCAGCTGCTGCATCGTATGCTTTTTTTGACGACGACTGCAAAAAGTCAGTTGTCGCACCTTTGCGTCTTACAACTTTCAAAGTTACTGTGTCACGAACAAAAGTTGGCTGGGTTGTTGGTGTGGTTGCACTTTCACCCATCGCACCGCCCGACGCTGGGAGGGCTGTTAGTCTATTAAATTCATGCGTTATGTTCGCAATAGGTCGTTAATCTATTGCCGGTGTATCAATGTATGGCATTTCCTGCAAAGAAAAATGACTTCAAGAAATTTTGAATAGTCTTCATGATGTGCATAAGTGAAACATTCTTTTCCACATTTTTCACAAAATTTTGGCCTATCCATTCTTTCTTCTCGGATATGTTTGTTAACCAATGATCTTGCTCGATTGATTTCAGGATGGTCCTTGAGCATTTTCCTTCTACGCTCATTATACCATTCTTTATTTCTTTGATATGCTTCTCGATTAAGTTCATTAGTTCTTTCTCTGTTCTCTTCTCGCCATTTTTTATTTCTTTGCAACGACTCTTCTCTAGTTTCATGATAGCGTTCTCTTGCATATGCCTTTTTTGCTTCATGATTTTCATAATATCGTTCTTTTTCTCGTTTGTTCTTTTCGAGTCGTTTTTGTTCTTCCATTGATTACCTGCCCATAATTTCTTATGGGAGCAGACTATATCTTCAACCAGCATCGTCAAGAAACTTTTGACTTCTGGCTGGACGGCGCTTCCACTCACTTGAGCGTACTTCCTTTCGGAATAGTCGTTACACCTTCCTCTCTCGAGGCTTGGCACGGTATTGTCTTTTATTTTCATAGTTAAGATGTTCACCGTTTTCACCGTCAGTTTACTTTGCCATTACTGGCAAAGGGGTCCATGTGAATAAACCTTCTGTGGATCATACTCTGCACTTACAAGAGCAAGAGCCGGGGAAAGTCTTGGGATGGCGTTTGTGATAACCTGTTCCAAATGTTCAGGAATTAACGCCCCACCGCTTCCGCTTGCAGAGGAAAGAGCTTTGCTAATTAAATTCTTGTAGGCTCCCCTCTGGCTGTTAAATTGTTGTATTATATCCATTTGTTAAAATCTCCTATATTCAGATTTTATATTTTATCTTTTATCTTTTTGAAAAAATTCCTTTCAGGAGTTGACCATCATTGTCAACCAAAGATTTTCTGAGCTGGTTGTCATTCTGATTAACCATTTTTTTTGGCTCATTAGTCTTGCCAATTGCCTGAGAAATATAATCAAGAGTTTTCTTAATTTCATTCTCATCATTCAAAGGCTTTGCTTTTTGTTGCTTCTGGATTTCCTGAGATTTTTTAATCTCATCAGCAATGCCGAGTCCTTCAAAAATTCCTTCAAGGGCTTTTTTCATTTCCTTATTTTCTGATTTAAGATTGTTGATCTCTTTATGAAGTGGATTTACTTTTTTAGATTTTTTGACTTTGTTTCTCAGAGCCTTTGCAATGGCCTTTGCCACTTCATTTATATTGCCAATATTTTCTTCTGGCTGGTCCTCAATTCTTTCTTCTGCATCGTCGGAGGCGTTTGCTCCCTCTTCTGATTTTTCAACCTCAGCGTCGTCTTCATCGGCATCATCGGATTTTTCAACGTCGCCAATGTCATCTTCATCTTGATCATCTTCTTTTAAATACTTTAAGATTTTTTCCATTGCCAGAGCATTCTCAGGCTGAGGCTCTTCTTCGACTTCATCAACTACCGGGCTTCCGCCTGCCAGCTGCATGATTTGCTCTGTTATAGAATTTAGATTTGCTATTAGGGCCATCAATTCTTGATTTTCCATTTTAAGACTCCTAGTTTAAATAATTTTTTCAACCGCCTTTTCAATTTGGTCCAGGCTGGACAACAAACTTTTAAGAACGATCTGAGAGTCTGGCTTCCTATCGTAAACACTTGCAACCTCGGTGTCTGTGTCATCATATGGGTCGATAACTTCAAACATGCCGGGGTTCTCTATGATTGTTTCAATCATTATATTCTTATATTCATCAAATAGAGTTTTGAGCCTTGGCTCTTTTTTCTCTATAGATTGATCTTGCATTATTTTTTCGATCTCTTCATGGAGGGTGTCGTTAAGAGTGTAAATCTTTTTGTAATAACTTTGTTCAAGGTCATCTTTTTGGATTGATCTTTTTAGTGTGTTTTCAATTGCTTTTTCTATTTGCCAGGGGGGTCGCTCTTCAAGGGCCTTATAAAGTGAATGAGCTATTGAGGTCTGATAAGCAGGGCGTGGAACTACCACACACCCATCAAGGGTAACATCATTAACAACCCTGCGGCCGTCTTGATCCATTTTGATAATTCCATTGTCGGGAATAATCCCCTCTATTGAAAAACCTTTTTGTTTTTTATGCTGGTATGGTGGCAGGCCGTTGCATTGTTTCCACAACTTGCCAATTGTTTCAAGGGTGTTGGCTCCGACTCCATCAGATTCATCATAGAGTCTAAATTCTACTTGCCAGTCATAGTTCGGAAGGATTTCAGCTCTCTCCAGAATCCCGATGTCCTCAGTGTAGGCCACTCCATGTTTATCTGCATAAAGTAAAATGTCGCCTGACCCGGCTTGTTCCTGGAATGATTTTATACATTGTTCAGTGATCTTTTCGCCATGACCGTCGATCATGGTCCCGGAAGCTATGCCTTTTAAATATCTTTTTTTCTGTCCATCCACAGATTTTTCAAAGGCATGTTCGCCTTTGTCAAAATTATATGGTTGGAATAAAAAAGAAATATTTTTTTTCATCAAGTACCTTCGACACTTTGGAGTGTGCAGAGGCTTTGGTGAAGGTACTCTGCGGATTTGAATGATTTATTTAAAAGGGATCATCAGGTTTTAAAATTAACATTTAACAAAATTATTGTCAATCACAAATTGCATTCTTTTATTGAGACTTTGGCCTGTTTTTCTTTTGTCTGAACATTTATTTCTATTTTCAAATTATATTGATAAAATTTAGATAATAATAATGCAATGGTTTTTAATTGTTTGATTTGCAGTTCCTTGCTCATTACTTTTTAACCCTGTATAAAATTTCACATTGACAAGCAATCACCTCGCCCGCTGGCAGCGAACTATGATGGGGATATGGTGCTTCATATACTCCTTCGTCTCCCCATATTGTGAACATTTTATCAAATCCAATTGTTTTTCCGTTAAGTTTAACATGGCCCTGCCTTGCATTCTTCCGGCTCTTCAATACTCCCATGTTGTGGATCCATGTCTTTGTCATCTTTGCATCTGGATTTTTCTCCAGTATGGTTTTATTGTATTCAGATTTAATTTCTGCCACCGCACTTCTTAACTCGGTTGTTGCAATATTCCTGACATTTCCAGGGACTTTAAATTTCGGGTCTTTCTTTGTGTAGTTGACAAAAGTCTTTCTGATATTCTGCTCAAATTCTGCCAGGACTTCTTTTTTTAAAGTCCCTGCCATTTTGCCTGTTTTCGTTTCCAGTCCTTTTTTCTTCAATGTCTCTTTAAGTCGAGTCGACAATTTATCCCGTAAATCATCTGTGATCAGGCTCCCCTTCTCAGCGCTCTTCCTGACTGATATTGTTTTCCGGGGAAGAACGTCCTCCAGTTCAGGCAGAGAGAACCGCTTTTCTTTTTTGGTTATTCTCTTGTTTTCTTTTTTGTAGTGATCATCAGTGATCTTAAAAAGAGTCCGATTTAATTTTGTTGTGTTCTCTTCCATGATTTGTTCGACGAGTTTTCTATATTTTCCGGTCCTGACAGTGCCGGGGCTGTATTTCTTTGTCAGGCGGTCAAGATAAATTCTGGCCATTTAAAAAATCCTTCCACAATATTCGCATTTTTCAATTTGACCGGAAGCTCCGCAACCCCGGCATTCAACCTCTTTTTTTCCAGCCGGTATCAAAGAAGGTGGTTTTCTTGCTGGACTCAGGCTTTTTTTTGGAGCATAACCCATTATTTTTTAAGCTTTTCTACTTTTGAATTTTCCAACTCAATAAATACACCCTTGTCCCTGCCATCTGAATAATACGCCGGGTTCTCTGCCAGGTGGTCATAAACAATTTTTCTCTGTAGTGCTGGAATACTGGAGTGTTCGGCTTCAACAATCATACCAAGCTTTATTTCATTTTCATCATAGTTGTTGTTGACTCCCTTCGATGCTCCCCCGCTCAAAAAATCTGACAGGATCATATAAATAACTGACTCCAATTTGTGGGTGTCTATGTTATTCTTTTCAGCGAAGTCATGGACTTTGGAGTCATCCGGATTAGGGTTCTCCTGAAAAAACTGGATTATTTTATCAAATAAAGCCTCTTCTTTTGCATCCTGCTTCTGTATCATCTTTTTAATCTGTGATTTATAAACTTTGATTTTGTTTAAGACTTCCGCTTTCTCCAAAGTCTTTCTTGACAGGCCCGCTTCATTCAAGGCAATTGCAAGGGCCTGGTCTTTATCTGTGACGATGTTCCCATGCCTGTCCTTCAGCTGGCCATCTTTGAATTTTGTCATACAGGAAGAAACTTTGTCCGACTTGCTATCTTTTATAACTTTCTTTTTAACAATCGTGTTACATTTTTTCTTCGCCATCAGGGACTCCTTTAAAAAACTGAGGTTATACTATATTTTCGGTCGGGATATTCTTCTTTTAATTCTTTGATTTTTCTCATTACATCCTGAGCGTTTCTGAATTCGCCAACAAATTGGAACTTAATAGGCTCCGTCCCTGTTAGTTCATCACAACAATAAGTAATTTCACACAAAATATTCGCCTTAATATCTGACATTCTTCACTCCAGCAACTTGTCTATTTTTTTTATAATTTCATCAGGGTCATCTTCAGAATTTACAATATATAATATATCAGATTCAAGGACTTTAAAGAATGCAACCAAATCAAGTTCAAGCTCGGCTGTTAAGTCGTCAATTTCTGCCGGTTTAATTTTTCTGTCTTTAATTTCTGCCATTGTTCTAACAACCTGATATATTTCCCCATGATATATTTTTGCTTGAACCTATCCCAGGGACTGATTTTTTTTGATAGTTTGTAATTCAAATCTTTGATAACGGCCTTTTGTGTTTCCATAATATCTTTGCAGTCATTTATAATTTCAAGTGCAACGGTTCTCTGGTCCTCTGCCCTCTGGAGCATTTCTTTATAATCCTGAGTTGTCAGAGTTTTTCTTTTTTTTGTCATTTGTTTTCTCACTGTGCTTGATTTACATAGAGGGGTGCGCCCTCTGTACCGTCTGGCATACCGGGGCCGGAAGGCTTTTCGAATTCATCCCCATCATATGGGTCAAGATTAAGCTCGTCCCGTCTCAACTCATTGACAGAAAATAAACCAGTATCCATTTTAGCTCGGAGCAGTTCGATTGATTCTCTTTCGCTCTGCCCGACGTCAAGCTGTAGTTTGTAACCACCGCCGAACCTGAATGGGAGAATCCTTTTATTAAAATCATTTTCAATTTGCACGATTATGGGACCGATCCCCCGCCCCTGGGAAAGTTCCATCTGAGTTTCTGAGGTTTCGCGGCCCGATGTATTATCTGACCCTGTGAGGTTGACCTCAATATTCGAAGCATTGAAAACAAGTGCGACCTCTTCTCGAATATCTTTTTGCCTTTGCATCTGTATCCCCATCGTGTTTTCCCTTGACAGGTCCACAACCTGTGCAGCATTTCCTGAAAAAGTCATTACTGCATTTTTGGTTGGCTGGTTTACCTTCTCTTCAATTCGCTGCTGCTTGTCTCCCTGAATCGGGAGTTGCATATCTTGATTGAAGTCTCCAAAGGTCGAGTTATCAGTTATGACAACCATTTTTTCAGGGGGCTTTGTCCCATCGGCTTGCTCTGCCATGAGCCGGTCAAACAACATGCTTTCTGTTACTTTGTTTATAAGGGCCTCCAGCGGTATAAAACCATGCGACCGGGCAGAAGTCGGGCAGTAGCTGGAGAATACAATCTCATTGTCATAAAAAATTTGCGGGTCCATGCCGACGACATACTGAACATAAGCGGTGTAGCTCCCGACATAAGGAGTCTTGACTGGGAATATAGTGCCACCGGGCAGAGTGTAAATATTTTCAATGACTCCATTCTGCTCTTGTTTGTACTGACTGACTGAGCCATGGATCATCAAATCAAAAACATATTTCTTAATATAGTCGCCCCAATTGTCCTCTTGATTCGGTTGCTCCAGCCAGTCGGCAATCTCCCCGGCTTTGTCTCCCTTCTGCATATCAAGACGTTTTTTCCATCGGAGGATAGCTCTGTCAAAATTTGACATGTCAGGCAGAATGTCGGGAAGTTCTGTTTCAATCTCTCGTCTGATTTGAGCACGGGCGACTTGAAATTTCATGTCGGCCTGCCCTTCGTATTCTTTATATATCTGTTTGTAGTTTTTTAATCTCTCATAAAGCATGTCCTCGTTTTTGTTATCAGGGACCACCTCAAAATTCAGGGAACTTAATCTATTCATTCGAGAAGTGACAAGGCCGAACACCGGGGAGCTGAGTCTAAAAATATTTATCCGCTCTTCAAGTGTGAGGTAAAAAATCGGCTGTTCAATTGAAACGGTCTGGAGTTCATTTTCTTTATTGCGTCCAGTAACATTGTATAGCTGGGAATATGTGAAAACATTGTAGCCCCTTCGCCCCTGCTCCGACCTTGCATTTGATGGGACTCCGGTAACTCCGGTCATCATAGTATTGGCTCCGTCGGCAATTGCTTTTTCAACTTTTTTATTTTTAGAAAATATCATCAGGTAACCGCCACTAGTATTTTTTTTGCCAGTAATAAATATGCCATTGCGTGGAAATAGTGGTCTGGCTTGTTATGGACCCAATCGTAAGTTTTTTTCTTTTCATCGAACACCCTGGTGGAAGAAGTCATTTGCTCGTAAAAGTTTTTTATTGTTTTCGCATTTTGTGGCAACTTTATTTCTTCGGTAACAATTGATTCTTTAACTGCATCTAGTGTAAAAGTTCTATCCACTGAGAGTGTACGCTCTTCAAGATCATACGTCAAGTTTTTTTTGGAGTTCGAATAAAAGCACATAAAACCCCGCTTCATGGAGTAAACCAATTTTGTCGCAGTCCTCTTTTCCGGCATTGCATCAATTACAAACATTCTGACATTGTATTTTTTAATCAGCATAATGATGTCTTTAATATCTGGAGTCTCCCCCACATAATGGACATGCAAGTTGACATCTGCAATAATAATATTGAACATATTGCCAACGTCAATCCCTGCAATATGAATATCGGTTGAATTGTCTGGCATGTTATAATCCCTAACACAGGAATTCAGAAGAGAGTCGTCAATCTTCGCACCTTTGGCTGTGTAGCTGAGTCCCATATCATTGTTGAAACAATGCTGCATTTCATTTTCGTCTTTCAGGCCGGTGTCAAATCGATCGACCATCTCTCTCAGAGTGACGGTTCCCGCAAATAGTTTTGAAATATGATAGCCTGAGTCATTATGTTTGTTGTGAGGAACCCACTCCCCGGTTGCCAGGCGGTTGAATGCTTTCCCGCACTTATGACAGATCGGGTTTACATCTTTTGTTTTATGTGGGTCAAAATTCTTGTCCCTGATAATATATGTTTTATCGTCAATCTCTTTTAAGACATGTTTAAAAAAGTCTGGAAAAACCCACTCCCCGCAGCTGCATTTTATACACCATTTGTTCTGGTTAGACTCTTCATAATCAAGATCAATCCCGAATCCTTCATAGGTCGGGTTAGCTACTATGACATTTGTCTTGTCTTTAGAATTTCCCTGCCTGTCCTTTGCCATCCCGATATTTTCTTCGTTGCACTGGTTGCGCTCATCAATAATAACATCGTCGGCCGGGAAGGATAAAAAAGACACCTGAGAGTTACTTCCAACAAATGCAATGGTCCCTTTTCCGAACATTTTCATGTCAAGAGATTCGAAGATCCGGGAGTCATCATTCTTTTGAAGGTCAGAATAATATCTAGTATACATTATAGATTTGTTGATCCGCTCTTTGACGAATTGATTTTTTAAAACGTAAGTTGGAAAAACATAGAAAACATTCAGGCCGTTGCGGGCCCTGATTATTGCCCGAATTGCAAGCCATTCAGATACGCCCGCTTGCGTAGATTTTTTTACTTTGATGACTCGGTTTGTGTCTTTATATAGTGCCTCCAGATACGTGCCCTTGATTTTCAGCTTTTTCTTTTTATGGGTTTTATGGACGGTGGTTGCAATGGTGTAGAAATCAGCGGTGTTAATGTCCATGTTCAGGATGTTTTTTACGGTTGTTTTACTCATGGGAAAAGTTTTTCTTTTCTTTTGTTTTCATAATATTCAATTCGTTTTTTAGCAATCTCAACGTAGTCCTCTTCAAGTTCTATTCCGATAAAATCACGGTCGGTGTTTACGCAGGCACACCCGGTGGTCCCGCTCCCTGCATAAGGATCTAATACAATTCCACCTGTCGGCGTTCTGGTCAGGTTGCAGAGGTATTCGAGAAGTGCCAGGGGCTTGACCGTCGGATGGGTGTTTTTTGATCTTATTAGATCGTCTCCCTTCTCGTTAATACGCTTTTTGAGGCTGCACTTCCTTCCAAGTCCACTTCCATTTTTATTAGCTTGTTTTTCTTCCAGCTCTTCGCATCCAGCGTTCCTTTCTTTACGGCTTGCCTTTGCTGTATAGAAAAATCTTGTTATGTCGTCCTCTTCTGTAAAGTCGCATTTCTGGAAGAAGCGGGAGGCCCCGCCTGAGTCGCCAAATCTTGAACCATTATTTTCATTATGTCCATTGAAAATTGATTTATTATTTTCTTCTTTCCCAAGTCCTCCACTTCTTTTTTTTCCTGCACTGTGCATATTTGGTGCACTCTGTTCATCCAGTAACTCGGCTGCTTCATGGTCAAGGATTATGTTTGCAGGAAATCTGCCTTTTGGTGAGGGCGATGCAGACCCTTCTCCTTGTATCTGCCCAGAACGAAACATTCCATTATCTGAACTACTGGGGTTTTCTTGATTATATTTATAAGTAGATTCTTCCCTGCGTTCTCCTCTAAATACAAATCTTTGTTTTTCATTATGGTTAATCCGACACCCATCAATATTCAATCCAGCCACTCCATGAGTTAAAGCATTATTGACAAAGTTTTTATCTATTGGTTTCATTGCAACAATAATTGGCTCAAAATCAGGAGTTATTTTTTTGCTTCTATCCCTATTCGGTCTATAACTGTTGCCTAAAACACCACTCTGTTCATCCAGCATCTCTCCAGCTTCTTTATCTAGTATTATGTTTGCAGGGAAACGACCCAACTTTTGGCCACTACTTTGAAAGTCTTTTTCCCAAACTGTGCAAATTTTACCAACCGTTCCAGCCCCACCTTTATGTATTGATAATTTATCGTCTGTCTCAATCCTACTCCCATCAATATTAAGCCCTGCCACCCCATGAGTCAAAGCATTATTGACAAAGTTTTTA